CTTGACCTTTTTCAACTAACGAATATAAATTTGCACGAGTATAGTCATAGTCCTTCTTGACATCATCTTTAGTAGATTCCACCTTTTGTGGTTTGCTACTTGGAGTAACATCAATCGCACTGCTTGTGTTTAACGCTTTATCAATCGAATCATAGTTAGTCATGGTATTCATTAAATGTCTTTCTGTTGTGTTGGACTAAATGATCTAGAATCGTCGAATACTTCAATAATACCATTAAATCCAAAGTCATCATCTGGTTCAACAAGTAAATCGTCAGCTGTTGTTAATACATCAATTGATGCTCCTTCAATGTGAGTTGCAGCAACACTTTGATACCCACGATTTACGGTAATTGTGTTTGCATCGACGATTTCTTTAATTTTCATTATTTCTTTATCTATAATAATTCTCATGCCAGAGGATAATGCAAGAGTAGATGTAACATCAAATCTTGTCTTAGTTTTAGATAAATCAGTTCTTAATACAGTTGTATTATCATTATCATAATCTTTAAGTGCTTGAGGAGTAGCAGAGTATCTTAACTCTCTTCTAGCATTTTCAGTATCAACAGATGCATGATAATCCACTTGAACTTTCTTGATAAGACCTTCACTAGAATCAGATACAGGACCAAAGAGATAAGTCTTAGCAGTAAAGTTTAGTGTGTATATAAGTGCTCTTCTTGTTGCAAAATCTCCTTCATAGTCATCTTGAAATGAAATATTATCTAATACAATTGGAACATCTCTTTTTTCTCCAATTACACTTACCAAATCAATGGTAACGTTAAAGGATGGTTGAAAGTAAGGCAATATTTGTTCAATAATTTGTAAAGCATCATCATTTAATTTGACAAGAATATTTAATTCAAAACTTAGATTATAAGGAACTGGCATAAAAACCTTTCTAAGTTTACTACCATCAGATGCTTTGAATGTTTGTGTTATTCCACCTTTTCTTGTTGCGTCATATGCAATATTAGTTGTTTCAAATGACATTCTTGGTAATGTAATCTGAACCGCACGATTTAAATCTGGTTGTTGTTCTAATCTTGCTAGGAACTTTTGCATTGGTCCGTACGCAAGAGGAACTCTCATGTCACTTGTTTCTTTTCCTGCACCATCTCGATGACGAATATGAATATCATTAAAGATAGTACCAAAAGCAATTATGGTTTTTCTGAGTATTTCGTGATAATAGTATTGTCCTAACATTAGAATGTACCGAATGGATTACCCTCTGAAAAATCAATTATATCATCTGCTTCCGATTCGATGATTTCATTTGATTCAAAGGTTGTGTCTTGATTTTCTTCACTGAAGAAATCTAAAGCATAATTTGAGAATACAGTAGATCCAAATGAAACTACAGTTGTTACTCCAGTGGTATTTAACGTAGGAGAACTTATAGTGACTGTACCAGCACCAATACTTGTAACAGTTGTGCCAGATCCTATAACAGGAAGTTGACCAAATTTGACTTGATCTAACTCCTGATTCAAAGTAATATTTGATGTATTAATACCTGTTAATACACTTGTCTTAGCACCTATGGTAGCAACAGTTGTTAAACCAACTACAAAGAATAAAGATTCCAATGCTTGTATTTTTTCACCAGGTATAAACGCAGCTGATGTTGTACCAATACCTACATTTGATACTTTGAGTATTCTTGTATCAGTATCCCATTCTTTAACAGTTGCTCGAATACCAGATGACATCCCTTGGACGAGTTCACCTCTTTCAAAATTACCAACACCTGTATTTAAAGATGGATTTGAAATAACTACAGTTGGTGCAACAGTATAACCAATACCTGCATTTTTAACAAATATATCAGATATTGTATTATCTGCTAGTATATTAACTTCAGCAGATGCTGGAGATATGCTTGCTCCTACAATTGAAACTGTTGGAGTTGCAGCATAACCAACACCATTATTTGATATGGTGAAATCTACAATACCGAAATCTGTGCTTTCAATTGCAGCAGTTGCTGCAGCACCTACCCCACCTCCACCAGTGATCGTGACCAATGGTGGCGATGTGTAGCCAATACCTGCATGTGTTAATACGATTCTATCAATTGAGAATATTCCTGCTCTTTGAGTTGTTATCGCAACAGCAGTTGCATTCACGTTACCTGCACCAAAAGGAGCAGTTGATATCGCAACATTTGGTGCGCTTGTATAACCACTACCATCATCATTTAAAACAATCTCTCGTACGTATCCTTTACCTGCCACATTTAATTGTGCGTTTGCAGTAGCAGTAGTCCCAGATCCTATTAATTGAAGTGTTGAAATATATCCAATATCCTCAAGTTGAGAATCAATGTCATCAATACCAGTGTCAATAATTTCATCTTCATATTCAAAGAGTTCACACTTAAGTTGATATACATAATTTTTTCCTAGTTGATAAAAGGGGTCTTCATGTTCTACAAACTTGACTTCAAATAATCTTGTACCAAGTGGAAAAAATATTATGTCACCCTCACGAGGTCTTGATGCTAATTCATAATCCTCATCTGCCTCTAAAAATGGTGATATAAAATCTTCAAATCTTTCTTTTGAGATTGTGACTGTAAGTTCATCTCTTAAACTCACACCAAATTTAGTCATGATGTCTCCTTGACCACCATAACCCTCATAGGTATTCACATATGCTTCCAATAAAAAATTATCGTCAAAAGCAGATGATTGAACTTCTTTAATTATTGTTTGTTTTCTTACAAATTTTCTAGGGATATAAGTTACTTCTACACCAAAAATTTTTAGGTGCTCATTAATTAAATCCTGAGTGAGTCTTTGCTCACTTTGAGATCCTTGTAGAAAAAAGGGATTTAATGCCATGAATCATCAACCTATAAAATCAAGAGGAGGTAACTCATGCTCTAACATCATTTTTTCTCTTATTCTTTCTATTTCTCTTTCCGCATCATCATATATTTCACGACCATTCAATTCGATACCACCTGGTAATTTAACTCCTCTAAACTTAATCAAATTTTGTCCCCATTGTCTTTTTATCAAAGCAGTTAGATATAATTTAACAAAATAATCATTATAAACTTGAGTAAATGACTCAGGATCTAAAGCTCTAAAACAATCAATAACTAAAAATTCACCTTCTTCTTGTGAACCCCAATCAATATCTAAGTATAATCTATCTTGTCTTTTGTTAAATCTTATTTGTGCCTCTGGTGTAAGTAAAAAATCAATATCCTCAAGACGAGTTTTTGTCATGCTATATTGTAAAAGTTCAAGAGAATTAAAGTAATATAAGTCATTCAAAAATAACTGATATTTAATACTAAACATACTACCAGATATTGAACTTGTATCAAATTTAAATATTTTATTAACACCTACAACAGACTCTGGTATTTGTAAAAAATTTGAATTTTCATAAAAACTGGTTGATGTAGTTCCATATCCTGGTATATTAGTGGATGTAGTAGTAGTTGTCACAATACCAATACCTGTAGTTCCACCACTCTCAGTGCCTCCATGTGCAAGAGGTCCTATCCCTCTATCAATATCACCCCTAGTAATTTTATATTTGAGATACATTCTTTCAACACCATCCATATGTCTTTCGTTGAAAAGTTGTATCGCATCATCAACCAAGTCATCTACTTGATCATCATCTACGTTTATTTCCAA